GGGGTAGCGGTCCACGTCGGTAGCGACATCAAGCGTGCCGCCATGGAGCTGTCCAAAGGAAACAACGTCGTCCTCGACCAGCCGGACCAAGTGTCAACGCTCCTGAACGAAATGCAGAAAATGGTCCAGCGGGCCGTGGCCATGGGAGAGAAGGCACCCAAGTTTGACCTCTGTAAGGTGTCGGTGCCGGACTCCAACCTGTTCTGTCAGGACAACATCGGCGTGCCAAGAGTCAAGATGCCTCAACTCAAGGGCATGCCGATAGCCGGTAGCAAAGCCGACGACCTACCGAAGAACAGGGTGGGCAAGGTGGACATCTCCCAGCAGTTCATCAAGCAGATGAAGGCCGAGGGCCACGAGGTCACGAAGGAGAAGATAAGGGCCTCCTACCTACGAGCGTCACAGTCCCAGATCGACGGGGCGAGAATCGCGCAGCTTGTCCAGGAGTCGAGACAGGGCGACCGCGACCTACGGGAAAAGCCGATCTTCGTCACGAAGGACAACTACGTGCTCGACGGACATCACCATTGGGCGGCAGACGTTGGTGAGGGATACGAGCACGGCAAGGACTACAAGATACCGGTCTACAAGCTGGACATGCAGATTGGTGAGGCAATCAAGGCCGCTAATGACTTCGCCAAGTCATGGGGCATCGCTCCAAAGGCGGTTACGAACATGGACGCATTGGGGAACGTCATGGCGATAAACACACGACCAAAGCAACAGTCCGACGTGTTCGGCAACGAGTACGTAGTCAACCCGTTCGCCTCAGAAGAGCAGCGGCGGTTCATGTGGGCTAACCATCCGGAAATCGCTGAGGCATGGGCGCACGGCGAGCACACTTCCGACAAGGACCACAAAATGCCGGAAGAAGACGACGAGACGCACAACTATGACCCAGACCAACCCCGCGATGAGGGAGGTCGCTGGAGCGGCGGGGGTGGGCCAGCCGGTGACGCTTGGAAGGGAAGCCAGAAGGCCAACGATTCGTCCAAGTCAGCGTTCGACGCCAAGGGCCATCTAGGTCAAGCGACCGCTCATCAGAACGCGGCACAGGAGCACATCAAGGCGGGAGACGCTCATCGGGAACAGGCACGGCAGGCGTTCGCGAAGGGCGACAAGGAAGCGTTCCAGAAGCACTACACTCAGGCCGAGAATCACCACAAGGCGGCTCAGTACCACCAGGAAGCTAGCCAGCGGCACACCATGCACTTGAAACCTGACGAGTTCAAGTCGTTCTCAGGGAATAAAGCCATGACCACCAGAAATTCGGCTCAAACCTATCGGGACGAGACGGCACCGGCAAGGCTGGCAGGCATGGACGTTGACGACCAGCGGCGGCGAGCGGTGGACGTGCTGCGTCGTCCGCACGACCCGTCGATTCTGTTCGACGGAGGACACCGGCAGCCATACGACGACTACGACTTAGACCCAGCCACGGCGACGTACAGTCGTGACCCGAAGTCCTACTACCGAAAGGCGATGATGACTCAGCCTACCGACGAGAATCAGGACACCAACGGTGAATTACGCGTCCAGAACGCGGCGTTGGACTTCATCGTGGCGGTCTACAATCGGGACTGGCCACAGGAAAAGCGGGACAAGCTGGACGACGAAGACTTCGCAGGGCCGGAGCGTTCCTTTCCCATTACGTCCCAGGAGGACCTCGACGCGGCGGTTAGCTCCATCGGCAGGAGCAAGCATCCGGCCAGCACCATCAAAGCGGGAATCAAGAGGATAGCTGGCAAGAAGAACCTTAAGCTTCCCGATTCATGGGAAGAGAACTGCGACACACCCATGACAAAAAACGTCAAGACCTGCGACGACTGTGGAGCACCCATCATCGACGGCAAGTGCGTCAAGTGCAAAAAGGCCGTCTCAAACTTTGGCGGCATGTACAGTCCAGCGTCTCCAGACGACCCGCACGCGGCGAGCATGCAGGCGGCTCACGGTTCGCTGGACACCGAGCATGCGGACTCGCGTAAACCCGCTCTCGCGGCCCTCGACCACTCAGGAAATGACGATTCGAAAAAGGCGGCAGCGGCTCACGTCCAAGCTGCCGACGCTCATGAAGCCGAGGCCACGGACCAACGGAAGCAGAAGAACTTCATTGAGGCCGATCAACACGACCGAGCGGCAGCCGCTCATCGCAAGGCTGCTTCTTTACATTCAGCAACCTTAAACCGAAGGAGTGAAGACATGGCAACAAAGATTGCCACGCGACAGCTTGCCGCTCTCGCAGCGAACTGCAGCTGTGAGCGAACCAAGGCCGGAATCACCAAGGTCCTAAACGAGCTTGGTGCCGATTCCGCCGAGGGAAGCTTCGCTGGAAAGTCCACGGACGCGGCGACCGCTGCCCGCGAGAAGGCCAAGCAGAAGGAAGAGGACGACGAGGACGACACGTCCGGTGAAGGCAAGCGCGGCGGCGCTGAGGCCGAGAACAAGAAGATCGGCGTTGACCATCAAGTCTCGCATGGAGGGAAGATTTTGTCGAATCAAGAAAAGGAGTGGCTCAAGACCGCTCCACCGGCGATTAGGAGCGTGGTCGAGAACGCTCTGGCTGCCGAAGAGAACGTGCGTCAGCAGCTAATCGTGCAGTTAGTCGGCAACTCGACCGGCAAGCGGGCCGAGGCTCTCAAGGCCCACTACGACACCCAGCCGCTCAAGGTCCTGAGGCTGCTGGCGTCGAACGTGCCGTCGCGCAGTGAACCGCTCTACGTCGGTGCCAATTCGCCGACTGACAATTACCGGGGCGGAAGCGACGACGACCAGGACATCCTCGAAATCCCGACGATAAACTACGTGGACATCAGCAAGGAGCGCCAGACGGCCAACTAGTCGCGGCCTTCACTCTTGAACCTAGGGATTCGCCCATCGGAGATAGAACCTTGGACCCGTTCAACGCAGTAACCCGTGGTCTAGTGACCGACGGCGTGACGGCGAAGGCCGGAGGCGGTCAGGCCGGGACTCTCATCACTACCCACATCACGAAAGTGACTACCGTAGCCAGCGCCGGTGACAGCTTGTTGCTTCCGGCAGGCAGTCCTGGAATCGAGGCCGAGGTCCTGAACGGCACCGGGACTTCGCTAAACGTCTTCCCTCAAGTGGGAGGGCTGATCGACAACGGCTCTCCGAACGCGGCGGTAGCGATTCCCGGAAACAAAATGCGCGTCTTTCGCTGCGCGTCAGCCAACCCGGATAAGTGGCACTCAAACCTCACGGCGTAGGGCCACGGAGACTGTAAAGCTTAACCTCTTAGGAGATTTGAGTCATGCGAGGAAACGAGATCATTGTCAGCAGCAACCCGAAAGGCATGTTCCTGGAAGGGGTCGTCAGCGGAACCCCAAAGCCGGGCACAGCCATGAGCATCAAGGCAGCGACCAAGCTGCAGGGCGGTGAGCCGACTTGGACTCCCGGAGCGGGCGGTGCCAACGGTTCTCCGGCTCTCATCGCAATTCTGACGGCGGACGTGCTCCAAGGTAAGGACGCATTGTCCGCCTACGTCAACGGCACCCGCTGCTTCCTCTACGCCCCCATCGCCGGTGAGGACATGAACATTCTCGCCGGTGAAGGTGCGGGTACGTCCAACTCGTACGCCATCGGCGACAAGCTGATGATGGACAACACGACCGGCGTGTTCATCGCGTCGTCTGGCAGTCCTCCGTCCATTCCGTTTGTGGCGATGGAGGCCCTCACTCAAGTTGTGGGTTCCTCGTTGCTGTGGGCCAAATGCACCGGTCACTAACAGGCTTGCCCCTCGTGGGCTGACCCTTTACCCAACTTTCACAGGAGGCAAGTGCGATGTTCGTTCAGGACTTCATCCTAAACGGTCAAGGGCATGGTCCAATGGCGACCATGTTGCAAGACGTGCGTTTCGATCCGGGAATGCTTCGACCGTACTATGACAAGAACGGCGACCCAGCCGTTACAGTCAACACTGGACGGTGGTCGGTCGAGAAGGGCGAGCGTAAGCCGATTAAGGAGCATCGTCGCATCCGCGATCTGGTCAACAACGGCATCATGTCGCCAGTCTTCAATGCGACGATGATGAGGAAGGAGGAGTGGCTCCAACTCGACACCCAAGTGCTGCGGGCGGCGCGCATGCGTCTCCGGGCATGGGCCGATTTAGCGGCTGCCAACAGCTTCGGCGGCTTCAACGGCATGTCCAAGATGATCTTGGAACATGAAACTATGGCCGATCCCGGTGAGGCCATCGTGGACATGGACGGCATCACCGACGGACGCACGGACGCTCCAAAGTTCCAACTGGAAGGCTTGCCGCTGCCGATTACGCACTCGGACTTCTGGTTCAGCGCTCGCCGTCTGGCCGTCAGCCGGAACACCGGCACCCCGCTCGACACCACGATGGGTGAGGCGGCTGGTCGTCGCGTGGCCGAGACGATTGAGAAGACGACTATCGGCATGACGACCGGCATCACCTACGGAGGCAACTCCACGCAAGTAGGCGGCTACGGTCGAACGCCTTCGGTCTACGGCTACATCAACTTCCCGAATCGACTGACCAAGGCGAACCTCACGATTCCCAACGGCACGAACGCGGCATCGACGATTAACGACGTGCTGGCGATGCGTGACCAACTCTATCTCAACAAGTTCTACGGTCCCTTCATGCTGTACCACAGCAACGATTGGGACAAGTACATGGACAACGACTACATTTTGACCGGTGGAAACGTCGCAACCCAGACGCTTCGCAACCGGCTAAAGGCCATCGAGGGAATCCTAGACGTTCGCCGTCTGGACTTCTTCTGGGGAACCCAGCCTTCACCGACTGCCGGTCCTGGAAGTGACAGCGATTTGGCGTCGATGAAGACCTTCCGCTTGCTGATGGTGCAAATGACTCCGGACGTGGCACGTGCGGTCAACGGTCTGGACATTACGACGGTCCAGTGGGAGTCGGTAGGCGGCATGCGCATCAACTTCAAGGTCATGTGCATCCAGGTGCCTCAGCTACGCGCGGACTTCTACGGCAATTGCGGCATCCTTGACGCGACCAACGCCTAAACTGCGGAGGTCCTCGCCCATCGCCCTTTCCCCTCTTTTTCCCGAAAGGTAGTGAGGCATGGCGAACAATAAGAAGCAAAGGTTCCGGTTGACGGGCGGAAGCCACGTCATGACAAATCCAGCGGGCGGTGGAGAAATCACCATCCATCGAGGAGAAATCATCGAGTCCGACAAGGACCTGACCGAGATTTTCCCCAACAAGTTCGAGCTGGTTGGTGAAGGGGCTACTTCCCAAGCGTCGCCTCCTCCAGGCCAACTGCCTCCGGCCAGCGACGGTCTGGAGGAAATGACTCTCAAGGAATTGCAGTCCTTCGCTGCCGAAGAGGAGGTAGACCTCAAGGGAGCGAAGACCAAGGAAGACATGATTAAAGCCATCCGTGCCTCGATTGGCGTCGCCCATCCAGCGGCGACTCCGGCTCATGCGACATCCCACGGTCACCAAGCGCACGGACATCATGGCTAGGACCAACTCAGCAGCGGTGCAGTCCCTGCTTGGACCGAACTACGACTGCACCACCGACCTTACGCCGTTCATCCAGACCGCAAACGGCATGGCTGACCGGGTAGCGGCATGCGCGGCGGCAAAAGGTAAGGCGCTGACTCCTCAAGAGTTGCAGTCGATTGAGGGCTGGCTGGCTGCCCATTTCTACGCTCAAATGGACCAGCTGTACAAGTCCAAATCGACGGGAGGAGCCAGCGCCAGCTTCCAGGGGGAGACGGGGAAGGGACTGGAAAGCACTCTCTACGGACAGTCGGCGCTCATGGCCGACTACAGCGGCTGTCTGACGGTCATTAGCAAGCGTCAAGTCGCGAGGCTGAATTGGCTGGGTAAGCCGGTTTCAGAGCAGATTCCTTATGACCAGAGAGACTGATGCCATCCCAGGAAACTGCTTTTCTGTTTCAGACGGCGGTGCTATGGCCGAGAATCGGCTACGACCCGTACGGGAGGCCGATAGTCGGCGCTCCAATCGAGCTAAGCCCTCCGTGTTGCGGAGTGCGTTGGGATGGAACGCGACGAGAGGTCATGGACAAGGACGGAAACACCGTCGCTCTGGACTTCGAGGTCATAGTCTCCAGAGACATCCTGATAGGCAGCAGGATGTGGCAGGGAAGCCTCGACTCGTGGAACGTCGGCTCATCGGTCCTCGACCAAGAGTTGATGGAAGTCAAGACGTTCGACAAGGTGCCGGACATCAAGGCACGGTTCAATTTCCGAAAGTGCGGCCTCATCAGGTTGCACGGCGTGACGCCGGGGAACCCGAACGGATGAAGATAGAGAACCTAAGCCGGTTGCAACAGAAACTCCGCATCCTGATTGAAAAGGCGAAGGCGGATGAGAACGCCGAGGTCGTCGTCGGCTACTCGGCGGCATACGCCGTCTACGTGCACGAAATCGCGGAGCCGACGACCCTAGGCAAGAAGGTTCCAAGACCGAGCGGCCTAGGTCACTATTGGGGACCTCACGACTATGGACCAGGGTTCCTGTCTGGACCGGCACGGGCGCTGGCCAGAGACGGCACCCTAGGGGAACTGGCGACGGCGGCGATGAAGCGCGGAGCGCCGCTCTCTCAGGCTCTCTACATCGCGGGCCTTCGAATTCAGCGTGATTCGCAGGAAGTGGTGCCGGTCGAGTACGGGAACCTACGAGCGTCGGCCTTCACGAGACTGGAGCGGACGTGAGCATCGTACTGCATCACTCTCCGGCTGACATCACCCGCGCGGTCATAATCGCGAATGGGAACGGTTCGATGCCGTTCACAGATGGGACTCCTCCGAACCCTCTGCCGGTCTTCGTCAACGAAATGCCTAACAATCCGGAACAGCTGTCGGTGATTTACGACGCCGACGGCCAGAGCGACGGCAGAGCCATGGTGGACGGCGAGGAATGGCGTCATGAAGGCGTCAGAATCATCGTCAGGGACAACAACTTTCCGACGACCGACTATCGGGCGAGGAAGATACGGCATGATTTGACTCAGGCGGTGAACATGATGGTGCTGGTAATCGGCTCCAGCACCTATCTGGTCCATTGCTTCGCGAAGACCCGGATGCTAAGGCTGGGGAAGGAAAAGCCGAGTTCACAACGTGAGTTGATCTCGATAAACGCTTATCTGGCGGTCAAGCAGGTGAGCTAACCCAGGGAGAGTAAACATGGCCGCTCCAGCAGTTACGGCAAGGGTGGTTCCGAGCGGGTATAAGATGCCCGACGGGTTCTCGACGACTATCTGCCCGTCGAGCAATCCGGCCATTCAGTTTTGGGAGAAGACCGTCAAGCCTCCGGGGTTCGACGGCGGCACTAGCATCGACACTACCACGATGCTCAACAAAATCTGGCGCACGATGGACGCACGGCACTTGAAGTCCCTAGCGGCGGGAGCGGCGACTTGTGCCTATGACCCGGACTTCTACGCGGGCATTTTGGCCTTGCTCAATGCCCCGCAATCATGGACGGTTCACTTTCCCTCCGGGGACTCTCTGTCCTTCTATGCGAACCTGGAGAAGGCCGAATTCCAGGAGAACAAGGAAGGCGAAATGCCTCTGGTGGACCTTACGCTCGTACCGACGAATTGGGACCCGGCTGGGTTCGTCGAGGCAGGACCGGTCTACACGCCAGCAGCAGGAACCTAACGTCCCGTAAGTCGCTGGTCTATATGGCCACGCGGGGACTCGCCCAAACTTTACCTTTTCTCAAACAAGGGAGCGACAGATGGACCAGTTCACTTTTTCAGCGGAGCCGCTGGAGATTCAAGTCAAGATCGGGGACAAAGAGTTCCTATTGAAGGAGGCCGACGAGGACGCCGCGCGCATCTGGCGGTCGGCCCAAATGAAGAACGCCCGCGTGGCCGACGGAAAGCTGCAGGCTAACATCTCCATTTACGATGGGCAGTCCCTGTTGGTGTCGATGTGTCTGTTCGACCGTGGCGGCGAGGCCGTTAGCATCAACGTCATCCGCAAGTGGCCGACGCGGATAGTCAAGAAGCTGTACATGTGGATTCGTGAAAACAGCGACCTGGAGGAGAAGGAAGACGCGAGCACTCTCCAGAAGGAACGGGACAAGATCGACGAGAAACTCAAGGCACTTCAAAACGGTGACGCCACAAAAAACTCGCCGAGGGCTATGGCGGAGTCTTCCGACTAGCCCAGCATTTCGGCATCGACCCTTGGGTGCTGGTAAAGACCTGGACGCACCGGCAGTACCTAGTCGCCCTCGCTTGGCTGGAGTTGGATTTCAGCATTCCTCAGCGTTCCGACGTTTACTTGTCGCAGATAGCGGCTGGTGCGGTCAAGAAGGTGAACCATCCGTGGGACGTTCAGAAGAAGGTCGAGTCCAAGGTCAGTAAAGGACCGGACGACAAGCCTCATCCCTGGACGGTAAACATAGAAGACCGCATCATGAAGTCCAAATGGCTGGCAATTGTAGGATTCACTGATGGCAGCGGAAGAGACTGAACTTGAGCGACTCGTAGTCCGCTTGGGCGGCGACTCGACCGAGTATCAGAAGATGCTGGAGGAGGTACAAAAGAACACGGAGGAGACTGCGCGTCACGTCGAGGAAGCTGGTAAGGAAATCGAGGGTTTCGGCAAGAAGCTTAAGGAGTTCAAAAACCAGGTAATCGAGGCCCTAGAAGCCGCTGCCGTAGGTGAGTTTCTGCATTCGTCGTTCGAGGCGTTCAGTGAGCAGGAGAAGCTGCTCATACAGATGGAGTCGGTCCTGGAGGCCAACGGGCGAGAGGTCGAGAAGCTAGTCGAGCGCTATGAGGAATGGTCCGAGGTCGTCGAGCACAACACGATGGTCAACCGGGAGCAAGCCATGGAGCTGCTCAAGGTTGCCGAGTCGTACGGTCTGACGGCTGAGGCGGCAGAACATGCCAGCCAAGCGGCTCTCGGATTCGCCGGTATAACCGGTAGGTCTGCCGAGGGCATGATGCGTCTAACGGCGGCGCTCGAGCAGGGCAACCTCAAAATGGCCATGCGGATGGGGCGGCTGGTTCCTCAACTCCGCCAGTTTGTGGGCGACCCGGCTGCTTTCGTCGCAGCAGCGAATCGTCTCGTGGAGGCCGGACTCAAGGCGACTGAGCGGGAGGCTAACACCGCTGCCGGTTCGGTAAAGCACCTAAGCTATGAATGGCTACAGTTCAAGAGGGCCATCGGGGCCGAGGTCGCGCCGGTCATCAAGTTCTTGGCGGACAGTCTTAGGACCGTCGTCGGCTGGCTGAACAACCTGTCTCCGGAAATGAAGAAGACGATAGCGATAGCGGCTGGCATCGGCGCGGCTCTCCTGGCTATGGTTCCGGCCATCGCTGCTGTGTCCATCATGATAGGTCCGCTGGTTAGCCTACTCGGCGCTCTCGGTCCAATCGGCCTCATCGTCGTCGGCGTGCTGACCGCTCTAGGCGTCGGCATGTTCACCCTGGAGAAGAACACTGGTGCGTTCACCAAGATGCTAGGAGGTCTGCAAGCGCAGCTCACTGGCTTCTGGGACAAGATTAAGCCTGCGATTCAGGGAGTCATCAAGGCTCTACAGCTGGGAGACTTCGAGACGGCATGGCGCGTGGCTTGGCTGCAAATCAAGATTATAGCCTTTGAGGTCATCGACGCTCTGATGAACAAGTGGCATGACCTCGTGCGTGACTTCAAGGACGTATGGGCCGAACTGACGGCTTACGTCAAGAGCACGTTCATGGAGGCTCTGGCTGCCATCCGAAAGGAAGTGGACCGGACCTTGGTTGACATGCCGTCTTATCTCGGTGGAATCTCTGAGAAGGAACGGGCGCAGCGGGAGAAGGATCTCGACTGGTTCATCCGGGAAACTAAGAGGGGATACGACCTGGAGGCCCAGCGTCAACAGCTAATCAACAAGCGGGCGGCGCTCGAGGCCAAGGCAGCGGGCGGTCATTCCGAGGAAATAGCCAAGATGCAGGAGGAGTTGGACGCGCTGCTAAAAGAACTGGATGAGAAGGAGATACCGAAGAAGACCCTCAAGAAATTCGAAGGCTTTAAGGTTCCTGAGATAACGGCTGACGTGAAGCTGATTCCACGGTGGGACGTGGCGGCATTCGACAGCGGTGAGTTCCGGCGTCGAGTCGAGGAATTTCGCAGTCAGTTGAGCATCGGCGCGGACTCCAAGAAGACCATCGAGGACAACACCAAGGCGGTGAGGGAGAACACCGAGGCGATGATGGATGAAGGCGACGAGACGGCGAAGCAGAACATAACAGTCGAAGCGGCACAGTTTGCCTAAGGTGGGTCATGACGACGCGGATAAAGGGCTACAAGATTCAGGACGCGGACCGGGACACCGAGGGCCACAGGTCCTACTCGGTCATGTTTCGCGTCGTCAGCGACGACACCCTCGACGGACCGGCAATCGCCATGACGACTCCGGGGTTGCCGCTCCCTGGATCGACTTGGTTTTTCGGCAACGACATAGACGATTGGGCATGGTGCCGTTGGGATTCCAAGATAAAGCCGGTTACGCCGGATGAGCCGTGCACTCAATGGGACGTGACGCTCACCTTCTCCACCAAGCCTCCCGACACTAGGCCGAACAGCCGACAGTCGAGCAATTGCCGAGACACCCAAGTTGAAGACCCTCTATTGGAGCCTCAAAAGGTGAGCGGCAGCTGGCAGCACTATACCCAGGAGGCGGCGACGGACCGGTTCGGAAGGCCGACTCACAACTCAGCCTTTGAGCCGATCCACGGCCCACAGATGGAGTTCGACCAAAACCGCGACCAGGTGGTAATCGAGCAGAACGTTGCCAGCCTAGACCTGCCGATAGTCAACGCGCTGAAAGATCACGTCAACGCCTACGTGCTCTGGGGCTGTCCTCCCAGGACGATTAAGTTGTCTGGATTCACGTGGGAGAAGAAGTACCACGGCGACTGCTTCTACTACTACTCGCGCCGGTTCACATTTGACATCGACACTGACAACACGTGGGACAGGGACATTGGCGATGAGGGGACGAAGGCCCTCAACGGGCATCTGGACGCAAACCGTACGTGGGTGTTGGAGAACATCGGCGGGCAACCTCCTGACCCGAACAACCCCCTGCACTTCAACCTGTACAAGGACTCCAAGGGAGAGAACGCTCGTTGCATCCTCGACGGGCACGGACAACCGGCCATCGACAGCGCTTTTTACGTGGCCCTCAACGCCAACCTCAGCGCCACTCCGCCGTCGGCTCATGCTGGCATCTGGCAGAAGGTCGTAGGCCAGACGACCGGGACGCTCTATAGCTCCGCCATTCAGTATAAAGCTGGGAACATCGTGAGCACCAGCGTACCCATGACGACCATCAGCCTATGGGTTGCGTTGGTTGACCCTCCAGTAGGGGACGCTCCACCGTCGGCCAACTGGCAAGAGTTGCCCATCGCCCTTAGCGACCGGAAGGTTTGGTCGGCGGAGCAGAGCTACCAGACGGGAGACGTGGTTACTGACCCAACCGTGAGCCACGGTCCAGGGAAGATACACGTCGAGAAGTACGACGGCGGTGACTTCCTAACCTACCTAGGGATACCGGTGACGCTATGAGCAACGAAATCCAGGTCCGAGCGTCGCTCCAGATCAGGAGCACGACTAGCAAGCTGGTCTATCAGAGTCAACCCACGGCGTTCAACGCCGATCTACAGACGGTTAACCCGAAAGGACCGGTCCCAGGAGCGCTCACGATTCCGGTGTCCGGCATGGACATTGACCTATCCAAGCTTACGAAGATGGGCGGTCAATGCCGAATCATGAACGTAGACCCGACTAACTACTTCAACTACGGCATGCGTGACCCCTCGTCGAACACGTACTATCCGTTGGGCGAGGTCCTGCCGGGTGAATTCTACCCGCTCCGGCTGGCACGTAACCTAGGTCAACATGAAGTCGGCACCGGCACTTTCGTCGGTACGACTGCTGTACTGCACGTGAAAGGACAAGGTGGCAGTTGTCAAGCGCTAGTGGAGGCTTTCGACCCGTAAAACCGAAATGCAGAGTCGGCGTCGTCGAGACGATGTACCATCAGACGCCGGGTGCCAACCCGATAGTCGCGGAGACTCGTTTCTCAAAGGCGACGGCAACCGACGAGCAACCGTTCGGACCGAGGCGACTCACCATAGGTAGAGTCTGGACTCACCTTGAGTTGGGATGGGTCAACCCGGCGTCCATGGTGTCCATTAAGAACGTGACTGGCGACGACTTAGCGGCCTACCCGACGAAGGAAGAGAAGGAGGCCATAGCCGAGGCGATTCTGGAGCTAGCTCTGGAGCCTCTGGAGGACAAGACCCGGACCATGCATTCGCCCCCGAAACAGCAACCGGAGGGAGCATGGGTCATTCTCCCAGGAGAGTCTTTCCGGGGAACCCCAAAGCACTCTAAGCGGATTCTCATACGGAGTCTCGGCGGCGACGCTGAGGCAGTCATCACGGCTTTTCCGGTGTGACATGGCGACGAGCACGACCGTCTACGCTCTGAATCAAGCCGATTTGGGCATCCTGCAGGACATGATTCGTGAGTTCCGTGTGCAGCGGAAAGGGAAGCTACATCCCTATTACGCGGACCTTCCGCAATCGCCGGACACCTACGTAGTGAAGACTCCGGCAAGCGGCATTCCGGCCGCGCATAATGAGGAGTTGGGGGCGGCACGGTGTCAGGTGTACCAAGGCATCGAGGACACAGTAGGTACCGGCACCGGCACGTGGTCTGGCACCGGCTCACTGTTCTATGACCTTATAGACGCGGGCCACTCGATTCTCGTCTACAACGTCGGCTCCGCTCTACCCGGCAACACGTTTGTCCCCGCTCACCGGGACAAGTACGGCGTCTGGTATGTAGAGAACCCCGGATCGGGCATCGGTGGGAGCGGCGGAGGACAAATCGAGACGTACGTCGCCAGATGCACAACGGCGATAAGTGCGGCGGTGGGGAGCAGCACCGGGTTCGGCTCCGCCATCATGCAGACGCTCAACACGTCCACCAAGAGGCTGCATGACACTCCCGGTAAGTCGGCGGTCACAATCTACAACACCAGCATCTTCACGGTTCCTAGCGGCTCTTACGTCGAGGTCGTCTATGAGCCGAACAGTAAGACCTACTTCGTCGTCTGGGAGGAGCAAGTAGGCACCGGGACAGGAACCTTCGTCAACGTCGTAACCGACGTGAACTGCATAAACAACGTGATTACGGTCACGAAGGACCGGATAAGCATGACGACCGGTCCGCAAGGTCCTGCCGGTCCTACCGGTGCGACAGGGGCGACTGGCGCTACTGGTGCGACCGGGGCGACTGGACCACCTGGAACCCCTGGAGCACCCGGCGCTCCTGGAGCACCCGGCGCGACTGGTCCTGCCGGACCTACTGGTCCTGCCGGTCCGTCGGGCAGCGGTTCGGTGTCGAGCGTGTCCCTGACGATGCCGGGCATCTTCGCGGTGGGCGGCTCGCCCATAACCACGAGCGGGACTCTCGCCGTGTCCCTGGCGAACCAGGGAGCCAACGTCATCTTTGCCGGTCCTAGCAGCGGCGCTCCCGGCATCCCGGCTTTCCGGGCAATCATGCCTCTTGACTTACCGACGTTCGGGGCGAGTGGAGGCAGTCACTCACAGGGAGCGGTTCCAGACCCAGGCTCTTCGGCTGGCAGCGTCCGTTATCTTCGTGAAGATGCGACGTGGGCAGTTCCTCCAGGAGGAGGCACTGGCGGCAGCGGCACGGTGACGAGCGTTTCGCTGTCCCTACCAGGAGAGTTCACCGTCAGCGGCTCTCCGGTCACGTCGGCTGGCACCCTGTCGGCCACGTGGACCAGCGAGACTGGCAACGTGTTCTTCGCGTCTCCGGCAGGAGGCGGCGCTGGCAGTCCGGCCTTTCGTGCCATCCAAGCGGGCGACGTGCCTCCACTGTCGTACGTCACCAGCGTAGCCTTCACTCCTCCGAGCGGCTGGACGATAGGAGGCTCACCGATTTCGTCGTCGGGGACGTTCACCCTCACGTCTCCTTTGACGACCAAGGGCGATTTGCTGACGCATTCGACCCAGGACATACGGTTGGCGGTGGGCAGCGACGGACAAGTGCTGTCGGCGGATTCGACTCAGGCGACTGGACTTAAGTGGGTGACCGGTTCGACCGGGACTCCAGGACCGGCAGGACCTATCGGGCCTCCGGGGATAGCGGGGACGGCGTATGGCCAGTGGGCCTTCTGTCGGCTGTCGTGCGACTCGACTAACCCGATTCCTCAGGCGGACCAGACGGCGAAGACTTCCTTCTATCTGCTGCCGTACAACGGCAACGTCGTGGCCCTCTACTCGACCAACGGCTGGCAAGGCTGTCTGATTCCTGCCGTCGGACTGACCGGCATGGTGCCGAACACAAGCAACACGAATTTCGACATTTTTGCTCGCGTCGTCCAGGGAGGACAAGGCAGCGTTTGGGGGCAGGCAGTTTGGGGTCAAACGGTCTATGGTCAAGGCGTCGGCACTGGCGGTGGGTCAATCTCGCTGTTCACGGTCAACTGGTTGAACGACTCCACGCGGGCTACCGGCCTCGTGCTCAAGGACGGCATCTGGGTGTTGTCCACAGACCCGACGATGCGTTACATCGGCACCGCTAGGACCACCGGAGTCAATGGCCAGACCGAGGACAGTCAGGCCAAGCGCTTCCTGTGGAATCTGTTCAATCAAGTGCCGCGCAAGCTAGGCAAGTACGTCGGCGGTGGAGGTCATGCTTACGGAACGGCGGTCTTCCGGGCATGGAACAACGACGCCACGGCGAACGTCCAAGCGGTCGTGGGAATCCAGAACGCTTACGCCGAGCTAGGGTTTCAGTCGATTCAGACCTCGCTGGCAATCAGCGGCTACAATCTCGGCATCGGCGACAACTCGACGACGACCGATGCCTCAGACAACACCGGCAGGCAGGCGGTAAACGAGTTCGTCTACTCGCAGTCGGTTTGCATCTATCGCAACTTGCCGTCAGTCGGCTACCATACGTTCTACGCCATAGAGAAGGCCGACGGAGTGGGAAGCATCACGTTCGGGGCGGACGGTTCGCTGCGATTAAACGGCTACATCACCGCATAGGAGTATGACATGAGTTGGGAGCAGATCAGCAACTTCGGCGTCACCACGCTGTCTCTGGCCGCTGCCGCCGTTGATACGACGATTTACGTGTCCAGCGCGGCGAACTTGCCCAGCAAAGGCAACTTCCGGCTGGTTATCGACAGTGAAATCGTCCTGGTCACGGCGGTGGGCGGCACGACCTTGACGGTGACGCGGGCGCAGGAAGGGACTGTTGCCGTCGCTCACTCGTCCGGCGCTCCGGTCCTCCATGTCAACACCAGGGGCGCTCTCGACCAGACGTTGCAACGAATCTTCACTCCGACTTTGCCGGTGGTTCCTCTCGTCCCTGACCCGTCAGTGTTCACGGCCCAATACGTCCAAGCTGGCGGCACTCTCGACAACGCGAATGACGCGCTAACCATCTTTAGTCCGGCAGCGATAGCTGGCGGGACTTGGTACGACAAGGCTTTCGCCTATTCCCCTCCTTACACCGTCACTTGGGACTTGTCGCTGTCTCTTCCTCCGGGAGGCGGCGCGCATTGGGGCGGCGTCTACCTTGCCGATTCATCGCACAATGCCGAGGTTGCCTTCTGGCAGTATAGCTCCGGCAATCTGATAATGAACATCTACAAGGCGACCGGCATCAACACGTCGACTCCTGGTTTTCCCACCGGCTTGTTCACCGCGTTCGCTCAATGGCAGTCGGCGGCGACGGGACTCTTCCGCGTCCGGGTGGTTGACGACAACACCAATCTTAAGTGGTACTTGCAGCTTGACGGCATTCACTGGACGCAGATTTACACGGAAGCGCGGACGGCCACGATAACTCCGGCGCGTGTCGGATTCGTGGCGTTCAGCGGAGGAGGCGGCTGGGATACCTACGCAAACGTATTGCGATGGATTGAGACTACCCCGTGAGCATCCGGCACAACTACTCGACCAAGCAGTTTCTATGCCCGTGTCCAAAGGCAGAAGGGCCGACGACTGGAAACTGCATCGTCCAATGTCCGGGCATCACTCTACCGACTCGGTTGAGGTTGACCTATCTGACCGTGACCGGGAGTTGCGACCTACCGACTACTCCGCTGGTCCTGATTTATGGTCAGGGTTGGAATGGAGCAATCGGCGGATGGGGCGCGTGGGACTACAATGGGGGGTCAGCTAACGGCAACTTTTGGACCTTCGCTTGTAAGAACGCTGCCACCGGGATTCTAGGCTATGTAGTGAAGTACGGAAAGCCGCCGAATCCAGAAGACGTGGCGACGATCACGAAGATAGTTTGCAACCCGTTCGAGGTAGACTTCTCAGCACCGGCGGTCTTCCTTGGCGGACTCTGTGGAAGCATAACGGGCAAGATAACTGAATGAGCACGGTTGGACGATTACTGAGGCGACAGAGGGTCAGCGAGCGGAAGTTCTCGTCGAGCTTCAACTGCCCATGCTGCCCATCGAGCTACGCTGGCTGCTGCACCGTCGGCCAATGTGCGGGTTGGCCAGCGACGCTCTACATGACTTGGACTTATAACGACCCCTTTGGTGGTCCTCGTTGCGGTTATGCCATCGGCACTGGCGCTCTGTTTCATCCCATCGGCGGCACTGCGTATCCCATGACGATGACGGTAGGTTCGCAATGCACCTACAAAACCGCTCTCCTAGGTGTCGAGGGCGCTCAAGGCATCTTGTCGTGTCAGACCGGCATCTGTCTGCCCCTCATCAGCGGGATTGCTCAACCAGGGATGACTTTTGGCTGGTCATCAGTCAGCAACGATGGGAACTGGTCACAGAGTCTTGGAGGAGGCTGTTGCATACGGACCAATCCAAATGGACTGGAGATTGGTCTTTGCACCGGCTTCCCAAACTGTACGCCGACGCTGCCGATTCTCTGGACCTTTAAGGACTTGGTGCTTCTCTCAAACAACACTCAAGCGGGCGGCCAACCTCAGGCTCAATGTCAGCACGTAGACGTAACTATCTCGTCATAGGAGACTTTGTGGCCGACCCATGCGTATGCCCTGAACCGAACCCACGGTGTTACCGGTTTGACGTGCAGATGGTAGGCCGTCAGTGGGAGATTTGTTCCGGAAAATGCCCCCCGGAGCGGCCCTGTGAGGATGGATGGTCCGAGACGATGCGGGCTAAGTTCGATGAGCAGAGGAGGGAACAGATGCCCGGATTGGTGACGCGGGTCTATACGGCGGCGACCGCGTTTTTCCGGGATTTGACGGTCGGGGTCGAACTGTCTGAGGAAAAAGTGGCCGGGCGGCGGTCGATTTGCAACGCTTGTGAGTTCCGCGATCCGGTCGAGGACCGTTGCCTAAGATGCGGGTGCCTCTTAAAAGGACAGCTGATGAACAAGCTTAGGATGTCCGAGGAACAATGTCCGATAGGAAAGTGGTGAACCATGATCGAGTGGGCCTACGGCATAACGACCTGTGCGGACCGGCTGGGGACGACCTTGGAGAGGACGCTCCATTCCCTGGAAGAGACGGGCTTTGCCAATCCGAGGCTGTTCATCGACGGAGCGCAGCGGCTCCCCGGTGAGTACAGCGGTGAGGTAACGTGCCGTTGGCCTCCGATAACGGTCTACGCCAACTGGATTCTTGGCCTCGTCGAGCTGTACGTGCGCCAGCCGAGGGCCGATTACTTCGCAATCTTTCAGGACGACCTCATCTGCTGTAAGGGCCTGCGCGATTACCTGGAGGCGTGGCATCCGAGGCACAGCTATCTGAACCTGTACACGCATGAGCAGAATCATGACATCGGGCGGGATAAGTCGGGATGGTTCCCGTCAAACCAGATGGGAAAGGGAGCGCTGGCTCTAGTGTTTCGTAGAGAAGCGGTCGTCGATCTGTTCGAGAGCAAGCACATAGTTAGGCGTCCGATGGACTGGACGGTGCGTTCGACCCGCTCGATTGATGGAGCGGTCTGCGAGGCCCTGTGCCGTCGAAACGATGGAGGCGTCGTCTACATCGAGTACGTGCACAACCCGTCGCTGGTGCAACACGCGGACGGACCTAGCGGGAGCGTCATCGGCAACCCGTATGGTAGGACGGCTCCCAACTTTGCCGGAGAAGACTTTGACGTGCGACGTATGCTGCCGGAGGTCCGGCAATGCTAGGGGATTCACTGGCCAGCGCTCTGGCTCTTGTGGGAGTGACGCCTAATAGGGTAGAATGGTGGGTGGGCGCTCCCTGCCGCTGCCGCGAGAGACAAGAGAAGTTGAACGCTCTCGGCGCTTGGGCGACTAGGGTTCTCGCGGGACGGACCGGGGACGCGGTGAAGTACCTTTACTTGTTGATGGGAGTCGAACATGAGACAGGTAGCGGACGTGCTGGCGTCGATTCCTCCAAGGGGAGGACCAGCGGAGACGAAGTTGCTCCCTCTTCCGGCCTACAGCCCAGACCCTCTGCGAGTGAACAGGATAGGGCTGGCGGTCGAGTCGATGAAGAAGCACACCACGGATGAGGGTTGGCAGATTTTCGACGGATTGCAGCAGACCGGCTTCACTCTGTGCGGACACGGCTTGCCTGTTGACCTGACTGACGTGCGAAGAATCATGGTCAGCACCTATCCAAGGATAGCCGTCGTTCAGGACAAGAGGGAGTGGGACTTCCCGGTAGGAGACTTCCGTGACCCACAGGCTCATTTCGAGAACGTAGAGTGCTTAGGTAAGGAGCCGCATTGCTTCAAGTTGACTATCCTAAAGGACGCTCACCAGCGCATGGCCTATCACCGTCAGTCGGCGGAAGAGATGGGAGTTCATGCTTGGATAGTCTACTACAACCCGGACGTGGTGAAGGCCCTGGCACCGTACGTCAGGAAAGAGCACCTGATACGGACCTACCATAGTCTCGACTCGAAGTTGGTGCCGGACTACTCGCCGACGAGGACCGGATGCATCCTGTCCGGCGCTCTATCGTTGACCTATCCGATGAGGCAGCGGATGGTTGCCGGGGTTGGCCAGCTTCCGGACGCCTACTACCTAAGGCACCCAGGATACAACCGGATTGGCTGCTACACGTCAGCCTATCTCAAACGGCTGGCCGAGTTCAAGGTAGCGATCTGCACGTCGTCCATCTACGGTTATGCCCTCAGGAAAATCATCGAGGCGACGGCATGCGGCTGCACGGTGGTGACGGACCTACCGGAAGATGAGGTCATGCCAGCCATTGACGGGAACCTAGTGCGGGTGGATTCCAACGTGTCGGTCGATGAGATGAAGCGGCTGTTGCTCAAGTTGTACCATTCCTACGACCCAGCCGTTCAGGAAGCGTTCGCAACCAGCGCCAAGACGTGGTACGACTATCGGAAAGTGACGAAGCGTTTAAGTCTAGACATAGAGGACTTCCAATGCCAATGGCCGACGATGGTAAGGTGAAAGAGGGGACGATGGACATAGTTGCTTCTCATCAGCGGGTGCTCCTAGGGTCGATTCTTAGGACCTCAGGGCCGATTCTTGAGTTGGGAGTTGGTTGGTACTCGACGCCGCTCCTGCACGAAATCGCGACGACCCTACGCCGTCCAGTTCTGACGGTGGACAACAACAAGGATTGGTTCACTCAGTTTGAGGGGCTAGAGAACGCCTACCATCAGTTCAAGCTTGTCGGCTGGTGGGGCGAACTATGGCCTTGGCTGCCACGCTATCTGAATGAAGTAGACCCGCTCTTGGGGAAGGTGCGTGAAGGGGTCAGCAACAATGACTTCGCCGTGGCGCTCATCGACCAGAACCAACCATGTGAACGTGAGTACTCCATTCGCCAGCTGTTGGGAAAGGTGCAGGTGTTCGTCATGCACGACACCGAGGAAGGACCGGCCTACGGCTACAACCGGATGCTGCCAGCGTTCGCGCACCAATGGACCGACAAATGCCAGAGGGCATGGACGACCGTGGCTAGCAACGTGTACGACGTGTCGGGCTGGTTCGATGAGTTGCCTCCGGTAGAGGAGACTACGGAAGTCACGTGAGACGACCGAGGGAAAGGGGGTGATGTACAGCAGTAGGAGGAATCGTTGAAGCTCCTGGCGGGGAGGTCCTCATGACCGGTCCAGAGAGAGAGAGGCGGAACCTTGAGGGCCTCCCCCTTCTCACCAACGCAAGGTAGCGAGGAAATGATGACTGAACAAGAAGCCTTGACAAGAATGGTTCCACCGGGACGGCGGCGACCCGGAAAGTACATGGAGGGGGTGATACAGATTTGGCTGACGCGAGCCTGCGACAAGTCCTGCTTCTGTTGCACCCAGGGCAGCAATCTCCGAGGGGCGAAGGACTACATGTCGCTGGCTAACTTCCGGACGGCGTGCGAGTCGCTTAAGGATTACTTCGGCGTCGTCGGCATCTTTGGGGGCAACCCTGCTCTGCACCCCGACTTTGATGCAATCTGCGAGATACTTCGAGAGACTATCCCATTCGCCCGACGGGGTATCTGGTGTAATAACCCGATATGGCCAGAGCGGGCAAGAGAGATGGCAAGGACTTTCAACCCTCGCTACTCAAACCTGAATGTTCACTTGGACGCTAAGGCGTATGCTTTGTTCAAAGAGCACTGGCCGGAGTCTCAGCCGTTCGGCCTTCATCAGGACAGCCGACACTCGCCGGTCTTCGTCGCGATGAAGGACGTCATCGAGGATGAGGGCCAGCGGTGGGAGCTTATCTCGAACTGCGACATCAACAAACATTGGTCCGCCATGATGGGGCAGTTCCGGGGCGAGCTTAGGGCATGGTTCTGCGAAATTGCTGGCGCTCAAGCCATGTTGCACCAGCACGAACCGCGCTATCCGGACACCGGAGTGGAAGTGACGCACGAAGGAAGGGTAAAACTATTCACCGGTGGAACAGAAGGCGCTGAAAAACAATGGTGGGAACTGTCGATGCGGTCGTTTGACCAACAGGTGCACAAACATTGTCACGAATGCGGCGTGCCGCTGCGAGGCTACGGCAGTCTAGCACAGTCGGAGTACGGCGTCGAACAGACCAGCGCCGCTCATCAGTCGGTCTACGAAACTAAGCGTCGGCTGCCGCTGCAAGTCGTCACGAACGTCGAGCAACTCAAGAGCAAGGGGCTAAAGTTCACAGACTACATGGGAGGGGCGAGGGCATGATGGACGATCCTTTTCCTCAGGGACTAATCGAGTGCATTGAGCGGTTTCTAGCCGACGACGGGGCGAGGCCATGCGGCAAGGACCTCTACGAGGAAGTGTTCTCGACCGGGTTGTTCTTCCCTCTGCAGCGGCAAGCGGAGTTGGCTGCCATGATTAGGCTGGCACGGACCATCCAGCCGAGGACGGTCATGGACATAGGCACCGACAAGGGCGGAGGTTTGTACCATTGGGTAAAGTGCCTGCCGACGGTGCGGACGGCCATTGCCTGTGAGATTCGAGGTCTGCCGTACTCCCATGCGTTCTGTCGCACTTTCCCTCAGGTGGACTTCCGCTGGGTGGACGACGGCAGCCAGAGCGACCTAGCCTTGAGCGTGGCGATGGACTGTCAACCCATCGACGTGCTGTTCATCGACGGCGACAAGTCCTCGTTCGAGGCCGATTTCTGGCGCTTCCTGCCGTTCATGCATCCCGGTGGTCTGGTGTTCTTTCACGACATCACAGACCCGGCTCCTGGCGAGACGTACCGGAAGGTCTGTGAAATCGGCCTCTTCCATCGCGAGTTCATCGACACTAGCGACTCGGCAGCGGCCCTGGCGAGGCAAGAGGCAGGCATCCAGTCCAGTTGTCCGCACGAGGATTGGCTTAGGCATTGGGCGGGGAAGTCATGCGGCGTCGGCGTGGTGACGGTGAGCCAGCCGGACGAGAGGAGGGTTGCCAAGGTATGAGCATGGACCTACGAGCAATAATGGTCTGCGTGGACTATGCGGACCTCCTGGCAATCACGCTGCCGTACAACCGGCATCACTTCTCCGAGGTCGTCGTCGTCACGACCGAGAGCGACGTGGAGACTCGGCATCTGGCGAAGAAGTATCTGTGCCGGACGTTCCCTACCGACGTCTTCTACCGGGACGGAGCTATCTTCAACAAATGGCGTGCGCTCGAGGAGGGCCTCGACTGGATGGGACGGCATGGCTGGTTGTGCGTCATGGATGCGGACGTGCTGTGGCCTAAACATGCACGGATGCAGCTGGGACAGGGCCTCCTCCACGGTCCGTACAGGCGCATGTTCCCGGACTTGACGCTGCCGATTCCTCCAGAGGACGAATGGCGGCGCTGGCCGGTGCATACGAACGTCAGGGAGTGGGCCGGATACACGCAGATTTTCCACGCGGACGACCCGAAGCTAGGGCCTCCGCCTTGGCATGAAGTTGACTGGAAGCATGCGGGCGGTGCGGACAGCTTTTTTCAACAGAAATGGCCGACGATGCTCAAGGTGCGGCTGTCATGGGACGTGCTGCATCTTGGACCGGCTGGCGTGAATTGGTGCGGGCGAGCGTCGCCCCTGGTGGATGGGACTACCCCGGAGGGCAGCGTCGAGAAGATGGAAAAAGTGAGGGCCTTCGTGCGGGCGAGGCAGAGAGGCCCTTACTGTTACGACCATGAGAAGATACCCCGGACCTAGACCGAG